CGCCAAGCGTATGTCCTGGCATTACACACTTGTCAAGGATCTGTGCTGTGAACTTATCCCCGGCAGCGACATATGGGCGACCTAGAGACTGGTTGTAAAAGCTTTTTAGTTTCTTAGCGTCACGCTGGCCGAGATACCAACCCTTGATGATTTCATATGTAGTCTGTGAAGGAGAGTTGAACTGTGTAATTTTGTAGCCACGACTTCGGCCCGTTAGATTCTGTGGAACCCATCGACCAAAGGCATTGGCAACCATGCGCTCCCAATCCTGAAATTGCCGATGGCAAAACTCACACTCGATTACACACTCATCGGCCGTATCTCCGAGCTTCATATGGTCTTCAAAGTCAAGAACTTGAAAACGATTACAACCAGGACACGGTATCTCCCACAAGTGCTGATCGGACGCCCACCATCCGTCTTCAGCATCTATACCGTGCCCTGGAACCGTCGGGGTAGAAAGCATGGTGAGCTTTTTCACAAGCGAACCGTCCATGCGGTGTCGAGCGTCCTCTAGATTGTCTTCTACCATACGGTCGCGTTCGTCCCACACTTCTACGTCTACTGGAATTTCCTGAAGCTCGCGCTCGATATTCGTACCACGGATATAGAGATTAATACTCTCTGCTGATTGCTTGTGCAGCCGGTTATCTACAGTCTTAAACGCAGACCTAAGAACCTCATGCGAATCGATTATAGGATCAATGCGAGACTGGACAAATGGAATTGCGCCGGTCTTCAGTGGGAGCAAATATAGATGGTGCCATTTTCGCTGTGTAATCCAGTGAAGCGTCCTCGTTAAAAAGGTCACTGTAAATGCCATTTGAGCAGCCTTAGGAATTACAATTTCATCACTGGTATCGCGGATCACCTGTTGGACGTATTCACGCCCTTCCAAGGTGAATGGCCTACCATCTACTTTCAAACCCATATTGAGTGCCCACTCATCCGGTCTAGCTAGCGTTCGGACGGATGAAAAATCTCCCGTCACCCGTGGAGCAGCCTTACGGGTTTTCCGTTTGTTTACAGCCTTAGAAGCCATACGGCTCCCGAGCGGTTAGATACGTCCCCTGCAAGGTGATTTCAGCATAGCGAAATACACCCAAGGCACAAAAAAGAGGGCCGGGGGGCAGTACCCCGACCCTCTTAGCCCGAACCTACCTACCAGGAGGGAGGCAGCGCCATGAAAGGACGCAAACCCGTTGTAGCATCACGCTTCAAGGCTTGTCAAACGGCGGCTCCTACGATCCTCAGTTTCATTGTCCTGAGTCGTATTGTAATAGTCCCGTGCTCTGACTGGCTTTCTCTCTTTTTCACCCCTGAGTGTTGCCCCTCTACGAATGGAACTTCGGTGCCTGGCTTCTTCATTTTCACGACACTCTCTCAACAGGTGCATTGCCCTAATTACAGTCTTCCTTTGAATCTTCTTTAAGCCCTCAGATTTGCGCCTTGAAAAAAACGAATGTGATACCCCCAAGCGACGACAAGCTTCCATCTTGCCAAGCCGGTTCTGTAGCTCATCAAAAACAAATTTCACTTTATCGTACACAATCATCGGATTTTTGGCGTCTGCCCGTTTTCTAACGCTTTGACAACTCTTGCAGCGGGCAAACGGTCTTCCTAACCTTGGCCCACTCATATATTTGTAAAAATGGTCTAAAGAAACGTAATCTCCGTCGTGGAGTGGCCCCATGCACCTTTTTCGGTTATTAATTATGAAATTTTGCCCACCCATTACTCTTCTATATACTTAGGGGGTAGACCCAATTCCTTCCTGCGCTGAGGGTCTTTAGTGTAATACTCAGAACTGACCTTTCCAAACCTGATCTTGAAAGTGTGCCGTCGATCCTGTGTCGGCGTAGTAATTACGTCCATTCTCTTTTTCATCTTGACTCCTTGCTTATTTTCTGACTTAGTGCGTCAAACCTTACAAGAGCCAAAGCCTTGTCATTAAAAGCGTAATCACCATCTAGGGCGACCGCAGCCCTCATTGTATTCCATGTGAGCTTCCCATAATTGGGATTTGGGTCTAGATCAACTGAAATTTTCCATTCTACGAGCTTTTTTGCCAATGTCTTACCGAAGTAGGTCGTAGGATTATTGAAAGGCCCAAAACCCATTCTGTCTAGGGCAATTTTCAATGCTTTTACCGTCATACCCCGATTTGGCTTGAACTTCGACCCATCCGGGTAATATGGGCCGGTAAATGGGAATTGCTCAACTGAAAGCATTGGTTTAATAGGCAACACACATGGCTCCCACGCCCCTGTCGGCCCCCAAGCTCCGTAATTCGGATAAATGTAGGTCAAATCATCTACCGTGTATAGCTGATACGGAGTTTTCAATGGGAATTCGCTCGGCTGAGGCTGTACCCCATTAACGTCGTAAGTGCCGAACGTATACATCACACATGAAAATCCCTTAGTGTGGGCATGGGCTTTGCACGCTTCCCATTGCCCCGCTATTGGAACCTCCAACGGAAATATCTGAAGCATCATCGGCAAGTGAATTAGTGGCTGCCAATCCACGTTATCGAAGAGCCAACACTCCATTGAAATAGCCGCTGCTCGTCCATTGAGCACATTTGCTACTTCCTGAGCGGTGAAAACACCCAAATCTATCTGCTTTTCGATATTTACAAGGGGGTCGGTGTTCCAAGCGTCCGCAATACTGCAAAGGCGTATAAGGTCTTGCAAATTCCAAATATAGCACCATGGAACAACAATCATCCCTTGCTGTGCTGCCCTTTGACGTACCAAATTCCATCTTTCGGGTGGAATTTCCTTCTGTACGTTGCAAGCGTAGATTCCGAAGCCCGCAGCCTTCATTTTGTCCAGGTCTTCTACCCCACCCGCCGGATCGCGGGCAAAGAGAAGATTATTCTTTGTAAATATAGTGTCCATTACGCTCCTGTTATCAATGCGTGGATAGCCCTGTTTCCGTTAACCCCAAACACAGTAGCGGGAAGTGGAGGAGTATTTGCAGTTTCCTTTGAGACTCCCGCGATATTTCCAGAGGCAAGCCCGGCAAATTCAAAAGTCCCGCTGCTATTAGTTAGAGCAAACCAATAAATACCCGGTTCCAGGGTAAGCGTTGTAGGCGTACCTTGAAAAATGCTAGCTCCTGCTGATCCCGGCGCAGGACTAGAAATATTGCCTCTATGCCATAGAAGTTGAAAATCCTTGTTATAAATTCCAAAGTCAATCGTCCCTGCCGAAACTGCAACTATAAACCCCACTGAAGCAACTGTAACTCGCTTATGCACTGTAATTTGAGTCATTACTACCAAGTTTGCCACCAGCCCAACAGCGTTAACTGGATTAATCGGTGTGAAAAACATTTGACCAGGAAATGCAGACTCCAAGGCAGCCACATCAATTTTAATATCGTTAATGTCAGTCTGAATGCTTGCCGGAATTCCAATTTGCGCTGCGGTAAGCTTTGTGGTATCGAGATTTCCCGCCACCAACGCTGTAGCACCAGCAGGTATCAGAACATTTGCAAGCAGCAGAGAGTTACTAGGAATAGCAGCCGCGCCAGACAGGTTGGAAAGTGTAGCCCCTGAAGTTGCTACCCCGGACACTACTCGGAATTTTGTACTTGTCTCTGTATCCCCTCCCCCTGAAATACTTGCATCTTGCACTACTGCAACCACGCGATCAATGCGCGGGTTTGTAGGGTCAGCAGGACGGAAGCTCTCAATCCAGTCAAAACTACGCGAATTCTCAAAGCTGTCTACAAATACATTTGTACTCGATCCAGACGAGACTAGAACCTCAGTCTTGGCAAACTTGGTTGTAGCCTCAGTTGTAAATTGCACAATGGCTTTTACCCATACTCCGTTACCAGCTACAACCACTTCACGCGTAGTAACCAGGGCAAAAGCACTTGTGTATTCAGAAACCTTCAATTTCACTAAAACACCAACCGGGGCATTAACCCAACACGATACTTCGTGAAGCTGGCTAGAATTTACACGCATATTGTTCGCTGTTTGTCCCATTCCTTGCGTGTAAACAGACGATCCGGAAGTTGCAATTTTGCAAGAAGCTACTCCGGCCTGAAATGTTCCTGTGTCCCTTGTTAGCGTAGCTCCACCAACTGCACTCCAACCCACTGTGTTTGTGACAAATCCTGGGTTGAAAAACTCATTTGCCCCTGATTTGTTCTCTACAGAGCTTTGAAATACCCTTTTTCCACCATATATGCTGTCATATGAGATAATTGCCCCACCAGGAGCAATTTTCACTCCTATTCCGTCTGTATCGACAGAAACAGCAAGGTCACCTGTTTTCAAAGATCCTTCAGCCGAATAAAGCTGATTGAGAAGGTTGTAAACTAAGTCTTGGTGGACGACGTTCTTCTCATCCTCTAACGGCCATCCTGCTACTCGTACCAATTTAGCCTCCTGACGTGAGATTCACACGGAATCTCTAGTTTGCCCTCATTTGAAAACCAGTATTAATGTATCAGGATAGCAAAGACGAGCTATCGCTTTGGCTGTTCTGCTAGAGAGGTAAAACTCAGGAGAGTGCTCAATGAAACCATCCTTAAAAAAAGCGTTCCATCGCCACCAACCATCCTCATTCCAAACTTCAATTTTTGTCGGTTTCGTCAATATATTCACAGTCAGGCCCATTTACAACTTTAGCCATTTCGATACAGTGTGAAATATCGACATAGCCCTCAGAAGAGTCTGCTACTTTTTCACCATTTTCAGATTGCCGAGTCCAGCGATACTCGTTTGCTGCATCTTTGTAAACTTTAACCTTATCCATTGTTCCTCTCTTTCTGATCGGGTCGTCATCGCCACGAAACACCCGTGTTCACCGCTGCTCCTCGTGCTGGCGGAGGGCAGGGTGGTCTTTGTCGATACAGAACAGCGCCTCAGCCAGCCTCACCGCGTCGGCGCCCACCCTACGCACGGCCTCTATGTACGGTTCGCGGTCGGCTATCGCCCTGTCCCGCTCAGCCGTCAGCCGCCTAACCTCCGCGCGTAGGCGGTCGATCTCGTTATCGGCTTCCATGAGCAGCGGGAGGGCAGCCACTGCGAAATCGTCCGCGCTCATACCCGGCCCATCTTCGATTAGCGCTTCAAGCGCCTCCCGCTTCGGCGTCAGCACTTCATCCATTATCAACCGTCCCTCCATGCTTTTACCGCCTTGTGTAGTTTCACGATAGCTTTGAAATTACTAGGAGCATTGCTGCTAAACCGTCTACTCAGGTGCCAATTCTCCGCAGCTTTTACAATATCTAGCGCCAGTAGTTGTTCGTCACTCGTCATTCCTTGTCGCCGCTGCACACGTCTTGTTCGTGCGCTCACGGATTTTCCCTGTCGCGTCGTTCTCTTTCTTCCGGTGAAATAGTCATTTGTAAAAACCCCTTCAAGGCATCCTCGCAAGGAACGCCTATCAAAGTACATGAGCAGTGAGTTGGCACACAGCCATGTAAAACTCGCTCGTTGGCATCCTTACGGTGAAATTTGAAAGCCTTCCGTTGTTCAGGTGTCATTTTCACTTGTCGTCCTCGTTGTCGTCGTCGTCACCCTCGCCTGGTGCGGGCGGGCCGATGAGTCAGGCATATCCGTCACCGGGCATGGGGTCAAACAGGTCGCCCTCGCCGTGCTCGTGGGGGCTTCGCTCGGTGGGGGTGAGGAGGGCAATTGCGCGATTGCTCTTAAAGCTAGTCGCGAAATCGGAGAGACTTTCGCGGACGTGCTCAGCCTCCTCAGCCGTCAGCACCACGCAGCCGTCGAGGGCGGCGAGGGCGGGATCTTCGTGCTCAACCCATTCACGGGCCAGCGCCTCCCGCACCTGCTCCAACACCTGCTTGCCTGTCTGCTCGCTCATGTTGCCTCCTGGTTGAAATTATGGGCGGTAGACACTAAACGTCCCCCTTTCCCGGTTTTACCGGCATCTAGCCTTACCGCCCTTAGAAAGAGTAACGCGTCAGATTCGGGTTGTCAAGAAACCTACTAGCCACATGCCCATTGCAAGGGCTACACCTACCCACCCGATAAATATGACGATTGCGAATAGACAAGTATAGGCTGCCAGCACTTCAATTCCCCAATTCATTTTCATTCGACTGACGTACTAGAGTCTATTACACACC